CGCACTAGCAACAGGAACAGCTGATAACACAGCTGCTGGAATTCTTTCCTATGTTTCTGCTGCTGCTGCATCAGTTTATTCAGGCTCACTTGGATTTGCTCGCAACTTAATTGTGAATAGCACTCAATGGGGAAATATCATGGGCTACAATGATAGCGGTCGCCCAATTTACAATGCATCACAACCACAAAACGCAGGTGGAGCAGTTTCTCCACAATCACTTCGTGGAAATGTTGCTGGCTTGGATCTTTATGTTTCTCGCTCACTTGATGGCTACACAACTGGAGATCAGTCAATGATCGTTGTAAATCCAGATGCTTTCACATGGTATGAGAGCCCACGCTTACAACTTCGTTCAGACATTACAGCTACAGGTCAAGTATCTGTTGCTTATTATGGCTATGGCGCACTAGCAGTAAAACTTGCTGGTGGCGGAGTTTGGTTTAACAAAAACTAAATAAGCCCTTAATGCCTACTGGTGCTCCCGCTGGTAGGCAGCTATAAATGGGAGTAAAAAGGAGATGACATGCCAACCATAATTACGGCTTCACAGTTGAGATCTGTGCTTGGTGTGTCATCATCCTTATACGACGACACTTACCTAAACCAAATTATTGATACCGCAGAAACAGTTATTTTGCCAATGCTCGTTACATTTAAGAGCCCAATTCAATCAACAGTTTTGTCAGACAATGTCGCCACTTTTACTACACTAGGGATACATGAATTCACCGAAGGACAATCAGTCGTCATCACAGGATGCGGATCACCTTACAACGGAACAAGAGTTGTGCTGGCAGATAATCTTGGACAATATACCTTTTCGCAATCAATCACTAATGCCGATTTACTTGAGGCTAATGTCATCCCATCAGGAGTTGCTGCCCTTTCTGGCGGATCAACTTATGTTGGAAATGCAGCTGTTCAATCAGCCTGCTACACAGTTTCAGTCGAAGTTTTCCAAGCAAGACTTGCAGGCGGAGGACAAATCGAAGGAGTAGATTTTACTTCAACACCATTTAGGATGGGTCGATCATTATTTAACAAGTGCGTTGGTTTGCTTGGTTCATATATTGACACTGAAAGCATGGCTCAATAAATGCCTAATGAAACAATCCTTCAACAAGTTCGCACACCATTAGCAACTGCATTATCTAGCGTTGCAGGAAATGTTTATGCTTTTGTCCCTGAAACAGTAATTCCTCCAGCAGTAGTTGTTGTTCCAGATAGCCCATACTTAGAATTTGAAACAATAAATAAATCAAACATTCGCGCAAAGGTCAATATGACCATTTCAGTTGCAGTTGCATATAACAGCAATCCTGCATCGCTCGACAATATCGAGCAATTAATCATAAGCGTTCTGGCAGTAATTCCAGCAGGATATATTGTCAGCTCGGTCGAAAGACCAACAGTTACCACAGTCGGAGCATCGACTTTGCTTATTGCAGATGTTCGAGTATCTACCTACTACACACGCACAGTCTAAGGAGAAATAATGGCAACCACAGTAATTACAGGTCGCGATATTTCGTTGTCTTTCACAGGTGGAACAGACATCGAAGCACAAGCAACCAGCTCAGTTTTAACAAAGGTCAATGAGCGTCAGGAATACCAGACACTTGATGGCACAGCTTACAAGACCACAAATATTTCAGGAACATTCCAATTGGAAATGTTAGCTGATTGGGGCAAGACAAGTTCTGTTTGTGAGGCTCTATGGGCAGCAGCAGAATCTGCTCCAGATACAGATATTACAATCACACTTGTAGCAGCAACAGGAGCATCATTTGCGTTCCCAGTAAAGCCAGAGTTTCCAACAGCTGGTGGATCAGGAATTGATGCACAAACTGTTTCCTTTACTTTCACAGTTTCAGGTGGAGCAGTAACAGAGACATTTAGTTAAAAAATAGAAACGGGAGCAAAAAATGAAACTTGGATTTACAATTAAATATAACTCAGGCGAGGAAGCGACAGTAATTTGCCAACCGCCTGAGTTTGCAAGATGGGAAAAGGAAACAGGTAAAGTTTTAACTAAGTGTGGTTCAGAAGGTTATGTGGGAATGTGGGATATGTTGTTTTTATCTCACAGCGCATTAGTTCGAACTTCTAAAACTCCTGTAAGACCTTTTGATGCTTGGATGAACATTGTTGATGAATGCACAATTGCAGAAGTCGGTGATGCAAACCCAAAAGTCACCCAGCAGGAAGCCTAAGCAGGTTATTGGTTGAGTTGGCAATTGCCACACGAATTCCAATGAGTGAATGGGTTGATGCAAGCGATATATTAACGGCGATAGAAGTATTGGAGGAGAGGCATGGCAAATGAAACAATTGCTTACAACAAAGCCGACCTCCGCGATATTTACAAAGCATTCAAACTCATGGATGAGCAAGCAACGGATGAGGCTCGAACTCAGTCTGCTGCTTTGGCGTATTTTGCATCTGAGGAAATTAAACAAGCAGCTGGACAAAGAACAAAGGCTGGCAAAGTTGCGCAAAGAGTTGCCGATGGAGTTAGTATCTCCAAGTCAAGCAAAATTGGTGAGTTCCGTTATGGTTTCGCACGCCAAAAGTTTTCAGGTGGCGCTACTACACAAACCCTATGGGGTGGTGTTGAGTTTGGTTCAAATAAATTCAAACAGTTCCCTTCGTATTCAGGGCGGTCAGGCAGAGGTAGTCGAGGGTGGTTTATCTATCCAACCCTTCGCAGAATTCAGCCTGAATTGATTAACAAGTGGGAACAAAGTTTTGATCGCATTATTAAGGAATGGGTTTAATGGCTACTGGTAATCGCACTCTTAAACTCTCAATCCTTGCCGATGTCGATGATCTTAAAAAGAAGTTAGGCGAAGCTGATAAAGCTGTTGAAGGAAACGCAAGTAAGATTTCAGAGTTTGGAAAGAAGGCTGCTGCTGCTTTTGCCGTTGCTGCCGTTGCTGCTGCTGCCTATGGCACTAAATTAGCCATTGATGGGGTCAAGGCTGCGATAGAGGATGAGCAAGCACAACTTAGGTTAGCAAGTGCTTTAAGAACTGCTACAGGGGCAACTGATGCCCAAATAAAGGCTACTGAGGACATGATCCTTAAAACATCATTAGCCACAGGAGTTGCTGATGATCAACTTCGACCAGCCTTCCAAAGACTTGCCGTATCAACTAAAGACACAGTTGAAGCCCAGAAATTATTAAGCCTTGCTTTAGATATTTCTAAAGGTAAAGGAATTGATTTAGAAACAGTTGCAAATGCTTTGGGTCGTGCTCAAGATGGAAATACGACAGCTCTAGGCAGACTTGGACTTGGATTATCAAAGGCTGAATTATCAACTCTTTCATTTACCGAAGTTCAGGACAAATTATCTCAACTTTATGGTGGCGCAGCTGCTGCTAATGCTGAAACTTTTCAAGGCAAGATTGATCGTTTAAAAGTTGGATTTGATGAGGCAAAAGAAAGTCTAGGCGTTGCTTTATTACCACAGGTAGAAAAGTTTATTGATTATTTGAACAATACTGGACTTCCAACGCTTGAAGCATTTATTGCAGGGCTAACTGGGGATGAAGGATTAAGTGCTGGATTACAAGAAAATCAAAGAAGTGCTGAGAGTTTTGGAAAAGCAATTGGAGTGGTGGCAGGCATTATTTCAGGATTTATTACATTTTTAAGAGAAGCAATTGGTTTAGTTACAACGCTTGCAAATGAGTTAATTAGAGTTGTAAATATAATCCCAGGTGTTAATATCGGATCAATTTCAAACATTGCTCCATCCGCAGCCATAAGCGTTCCACAAACAACTGCTTTAGATCGGAGAGAAGCTGGAACCACAGTTAATAACATTACAGTCCAAGCATTAGATAGTGAGAGCGCAGCAAGAGCAGTTAATAAAGCCATAACTCAATCATCTAAACGATCAATTCCTGCACTTGATGGTGCAAGTATTAGAAGATTCCAACAATGACCCAATTCACTCCTGATTGGAAATTAACAGTATCAGGAACTGAATATACTGATATTACAATTAGCGACATTACTCATGCTTCTGGTCGATCAGATATTTATTCTCAGCCAAATCCTTCATTTATTCAAATTACTTTGGTGGCATTATCTGGACAAACTTTGCCATTTGATCTTAATGACAGTTTAGCCTTAGAAGTAAAAAATACCTCTGGAACTTACATTCCTTTATTTGGTGGCAACATAACCGATGTTACTGCTGAGGTTGGTGCTACTGGATCAATTGCAACTGTTGTTAATTACACACTAATTGCGATGGGAAACCTTGCTTCTTTAGCAAAGATAATTACTAATGGAATTTTATCTCAGGATGAGGATGGCGATCAGATTTATGATTTGCTTTCCAGCGTATTACTTGGAACTTGGAATGATGTTCCAGCAGCTTCTACTTGGTCAGGATATTCTGCAACTGAAACTTGGCTTCAAGCTGTAAATCTAGGACTTGGTGAAATTGATCAGCCTGGTCTTTATGTCATGGAAAATCGTGATAGCAGTCCAGACACTATTTATAATATTGCTTCTTATATAGCAAACTCAGCCTTTGGATATTTGTATGAGGACAATCAAGGCAATATCGGTTATGCCGATGCTGACCACAGACAGACTTATTTATTAGATAATGGTTACACCGAGATTTCAGCTAATCATGCACTTGCTCAAGGTATTAGAGCATCAATAAGATCTGGTGATATTCGCAACGACATTTATATTAACTATGGCAACAACTTTGGATCTCAAAAAACCGCAACCGATTTAACATCAATTGCAACTTATGGTTATAAGGGCGAAACTATTCAATCGCTTATTCATAGTGCAACAGATGCTCAAGAAATAGCCGATAAATACATTACGCTTCGAGCCTATCCATACCCTTCATTTGACAGCATTACATTTCCAATAACCAATCCTGAAATGGATGATGCTGACAGAGATGCTTTATTAGGTATTTTTATGGGTCAGCCAATCCATATAACCAATCTACCTTCTCAGATCCAAAATGGTAGTTTTGAAGGTTATGTTGAGGGATGGTCTTGGAGCACAGGATTTAACGAACTGTTTTTGACTATAAACCTATCACCAGTCAATTTTAGTCAAGTGGCGATGAGATGGAATACTGTGCCTGTTGGAGAGGCTTGGAACACCATATCCGCTACAATAGACTGGGCAAACGCCAATATAATCGCCTAAAGGAGAACAATGCCTACTACTACCACCAACTTTGCTTGGACTATTCCAAGTGATACAGACTTAGTTAAAGATGGCGCATCAGCCATTAGAACCATTGGAAATGCTGTTGATGCCAGTTTTGCATCAGTTACTTTAAGAGCTGTAACTACGACATCAGATACTTTTGTTTTAGCAGATTTAAGAAATAAATTAGTTACTTATTCAAACGCAGGAGCAATTGCAGTAACTATTCCATTGAACAGTTCAGTTGCTTTTCCAACTGGAACTAGCATTAATATTGCACAAACTGGAGCAGGTCAAGTAACTGTTTCAGGATCAGCAGGAGTTACTATTAGATCAACTGGAGCAACTGCTACAACACCAAAAACAAGATTGCAATACTCAGCGATGGTTTGTATTAAAATTGGCACAGATGAATGGCTTTGCGCAGGAGATATTGCATAATGTTAAAATTGGGAGTTATTGCTGCTGGTAATTATCCACGCAGTATTTCTGTTGATGCTTTAATTGTTGCAGGTGGTGGCGGTGGCGGTTTTGATATGGGTGGAGGTGGAGGCGCAGGAGGTTATCGAACTCTTTCAGCACAAACCCTTAATCTTGCTACAAATTACACAGTAACAGTTGGCGCGGGTGGTAGTGGTGGTATTTACACATCCGTTATTCCAACTAGCGGAAATACATCCACCTTTAATTCAACAAATACAACAGGTGGCGGACGAGGTGGAAGTCGAGATACTGGTTCGTCGGGAGCCGCATTTTTAGGTGGATCGGGTGGCGGAGGAAACTCAAACTCAGGAACTGCGGGAGGTACTGGAAATTATGGCGGATATTCTCCTGTAGAAGGTTATGCAGGTGGAACTGGCGTAAATAATGCGGCATCATCTGCTGGCGGCGGAGGAGGAGGCTCAGCTGCGGTTGGAAATAATGCTTCAGGAAGCACACCCGGAACTGGTGGCGCAGGAACTGCTAATTCAATTTCAGGTTCATCTGTTACTTATGCAGCAGGTGGTGCTGGCGCAAACATAGGATCATCTGGTAATCCAGCAAATGCAACTGCCAATACTGGAAATGGTGGAGTTGGTGGCGGAGAAGGTGGCGGAACAATTTTCTCACCAGCTGGCGGATCGGGAATAGTAATTTTACGTTATCCAAATACAAATACAATAACTATTGGCGCAGGTTTAACAGGCTCTACTGCAACAGTTGGTGCAAATAAAGTTACCACAATTACTGCTGGTACTGGAAATGTGAGTTGGGCATAATGGCACACTACGCTTTCTTAAACTCTGATAACGAAGTTACCGAAGTCATTACAGGTATTGATGAAACTGAATTAATTGAAGGATTAGATACTGAAACTTGGTATGGAAACTTTAGGGGTCAAGTCTGCAAACGCACTTCATATCATTCAAATATCCGTGGCAATTATGCAGGAAAAGGAATGATCTATATACCTTTAGATGATATTTTTGTATCTCCTAAATGCCACGATGAAGCAACATTAAATGCTAAAGCTGCTAAATGGGATTGTGAGAATGTAGAACATGAAACCCCATCTTTGTAAAGCAGGGGTTCAACTAAGAGAGCAGATCGATGACTGTTTTCCTGACAGGGATAGAAAATCAGATGGTTGGATCGGCGACGCTAGGCATGCATCCAGAAATAAGTCGGATCATAATCCTGACCCAAAAACAGCCGTGGTTCGTGCAATAGATGTTGATAAGGATCTAAATAAAAATCCAAATGTTGCTTTTGATCTATTTGATCAGCTGCGAAATTATGCTGAATTAGATCGTAAGAAACGCATCTCATATCTGATCTTTAATGGTAAAATATGCTCAGCTAAAAGTCGGTGGAAGTTTGTTGCTTACAACGGGATTAATCCACATCAACACCACATCCACATTTCTTTTAGCCCTTCGGGAGATTCTGACAATTCTTTTTTCGACATCCCACTACTCGGAGGTAAAATATGAAACTATCAGCAAAACACAAATCAGCAATCAAGTCATATCTAAGAGCTGTTGCAGCTTCTGGAATTACTGTGGCTCTTGCAATCGTAGGAGATATTAAACCTGAATATGCAGTTTTGCTTGGCGCTCTTATTGCTCCATTTATCAAAGCCATTGATCCAACTTCCTCAAAAGAAGCTAATTATGGTATTGATGCGAAATGACACCAAACGATTGGGTCGCTATCGTCGTTGGCGGTTGCGCCATATTAACAAGTTTATTAGTGGCTCTGCGTTGGGTTATTAAAGGCTGGCTTAACGAACTGCGACCTAATGGTGGCTCTAGTATGAAGGATCAAATAACAAGATTAGAACAGCGTGTCGATGATCTGTTTGTCTTAATCAGTAAGTCATAATTTTAATTATGGCGAACACACGAAAACCTATCAAACGCAAAAAGATCAATCGTCG